TTTTCCCCGTTTCCCCGTTTTCCCCGTTACCTCCTCCGCTATCTTTTAGAAATAAATCCGAAGTACCCCGGTGGCATCAGAACCAAGAAACCTCCATAAAATTTTTCAAAATTTTTTGGAGAAAACGATGGTTATCGACTTCGCACTCGTACTGGCGTGGCTGGATCAATTCAAACGTATTCGCCCAGAAACGAATGAGGGGTTGACAAAAGAGGCATTGATTGCTTGGAGGCTTTCTTCTAAAATCTTTTAGATGGCAAAGAAACTCTCACCCCAGCAAGAAATCGTCGTGGATCAACTCCTTTCGGGAAAAACCGAAAGGCAGGCTGCACTCGCGGCAGGTTTTACGTCGGCATCCGCTTCAAGCTCACGATCTGTTCAGACAGTTCTGGATGAAGCACGCACTGCGTTGGCAAGAGCGACAAACATTCGCAAGCAAGACGTGCTGAATGGGATACTCGAAGCGATTGATCGAGCGAAGTCAGGTGGCGAACCCGGTACTGAAATCAAAGGGTGGACAGAAGTAGCGAAAATGCTTGGCTACTACGCACCTGAGGTTAAGAAGATTCAGCTTTCAATGGATCAAGGTCGAATGAAGTCGAAGTTCGAGGCTTTGTCAGACGAAGAACTCATCGAACTCGCTTCAAAACCGGTCATCGAGGGTCAGTTCACGCATGTCAACTAGCTTTTACGCTTGTGATGTATGCGATCTAACCCTGCCTGAGAGCAGTTTTTGCGAGCCCAACGGGCATGTCTGCAATAACTGTAAGGAGGACGGGGTAGAAATACCTCCTCCGTCAGATAACTACCTTCAACGAAGGCAGGAAGAGTCTGAAAAAAGCCGTCAGGCTGAGTTGATCCAGATCGAGCTGGCTCAACGCACCCTTGCCAGACGTCGTTTCCTCCACTTTGTGCAGAAGTTCCGCCCTCAGTACACCGCTGGTTGGGTGCATCGCGATATTGCCAGACGCTTGGAGCGGTTCATGAGGCAGGTTGAGCTCAAACAGAGCCCACGCCTTCTTCTATGTATGCCACCACGGGCGGGTAAGTCTGAGTTGACCAGTCGAAATTTCCCGGCGTGGCTATTGGGCCATCATCCTGAGTGGGAAATTATCGCAGCGTCCCACACGCAGAGCCTTGCCCTAAGCTTCTCACGCTATATCCGCGATCTTCTGCGTGACCCGGCCTATCAAGCCATCTTCGGAGAGACGAAGCTGGACCCGGATACGCAGGCTGTGGAGAACTGGCTCACGACACGTGGCGGTGGTTACCTCGCGGCTGGTGTGGGTACTGGTATTACAGGTCGCGGTGCTCACGTGGCTATCGTCGATGACCCTGTGAAGGACATGGAGCAGGCGGACTCTCAGGTTGTCAGGGACAACACATGGGAGTGGTATCTATCCACGCTATATACACGTCTCGCTCCGGGCGGTGGCGTGCTGGGTATCCTGACCTTGTGGAACGAGGACGACTGGGGTGGTCGCATCATCATGCAGAACGAGCTTGAGGACGGAGACAAGTTCGAGATCGTGCGCTATCCAGCCATCAACGATCAGGGTGACGAGTACCTGCTGGCGGACGACACCATCGTACAGCTGCCGCCCGACGCGACACCGCCGGAGGGTGCTGAGCTCATCAGGCCGATGAACAGTGCGCTGCACCCTGCACGCTATGACTTCGACTACCTGACCCGTATCAAGAATGCCTACTACGCCACGGGTCAGCAGCGTATCTGGTCGGCGCTCTATCAGCAGAACCCCACTCCCGGTGACGGTATCTTCTTCACGAGGGACATGTTCCGGTATGGGAAGTTTGAGAGGAGGGCCGAGTGGAGCGTCTATCAGGCGTGGGACTTTGCCATCACCGAGAAGAACGTCAGCGACTGGACCGTGTGCGCGACGATTGCCCAGACTACGGACGATGACATCATCGTGCTGGATATCCTGCGCTTCCGCACGGCAGACGGGGTGGGTCTGGTGGACACCATGTTCGACATGTACGAGCGCTGGCGTCCTGAAGCTATCGGCGTTGAGGACGGTCAGATTTGGAAGTCGCTGACTACGCTGTTCCAGCGGCGCGGTAAGGAGCGCAGGCTGTACCCAAGCATCGACGTGCTCGTCCCGCTCACCGACAAGATGGTGAGGGCAGGGCCACTCAGGGGCCGTATGCAGATGGGGAAGGTGTACTTCCAGCACGGCGCACCATGGTTGAAAGACCTAGAGTCAGAACTCACGGCGTTCCCGGCTGGGAAGAACGACGACCAGTGCGACGGGTTGAGCTGGGCAGTGCGTCAGGCACTGCAGCATGCAGCACCACGGGCTCCGGCGAGTAGACAGAGAGTCACCAGTTGGAAGGACAAGCTGCGTGGGCTCAGTTCAGTTGATGTGGGCCACATGGCCGCGTGAAGGAGAAGATTATGGGTAGAGGTACAACACCGACGAACAGGTATGGTTTGGCAGATGCCACACACTCTGTACTGGATGACTCAGCACGGTACTGGCAGGAGCGAGCAGCTAACCAGAGTCCAAGAGACAGGCTGATCGAGGCGTTCCACCCGCTGACCGCCATGGGCTCGGCTATGGGAGGTATGCGAGCAGCGGCTATGTCTGGAGACAAGACCGGGATGGCGTTGAACACAGCTGCGGCGATTCCGCTGTTCGCTTACATGCGAGCAGGCAGAGCGGCTGACGCTACCCTGAAAGGTGCTGACGCACTCCCGCTACCGGCAGCAGTAGGTTTGCGCGGATGGCGGAAGAATGTACTGCTTGGAGCGTCGGACAACGCCTATAGCGGGCAGAATGAGTGATACACTCTAACAATCTCTTTCAGAGCATACAGTTATGAAGCAAGACTCAGTCATCGTCGACGCTCAGTGGGAGCGCTACACGTACATGCGTGATAACGGTCACCTTCAGTTTTTGCAGAAGGCGGACAAGTGCGAGAAGTTCTTCCGGGGAGACCAGTGGGAGTCGTCAGACATCGCTGCGTTGAAAGAGCAGCGTCGGCCAGCACTGACCGTGAACAAGATCGCCTCCACGCTGGCCAGTGTGTTCGGTGAGCAGGTACAGAACCGGGCAGAGGTGCTGTTCCGCCCTGCCAGCGGGTCTCCCGGTGAGACCGCAGAGGCGTTGACGAAGGTGTGGATGCAGATCAGTCAGAACAACCAGCTGCCGTGGGTGCGCTCAGAGGTCTTCGCAGACGGCTGTATCCGCTCGCGTGGGTTTTACGACGTCCGCATGGAGTTCGACGACAACATGCGCGGCGAGGTACGCATCACCCAGCTGAACAGCAAGAACGTGCTGGTTGACCCGGACGCTGAGGAGTACGACCCGGACAAGTGGGCTGACGTGTTCCTGACGAAGTGGATGACGCCGCAGGATATCGAGGTGCTGTATGACAAGGAGGCAGCTGAGTACCTCCGCGACAACACGGCACAGGTCACCCCGTATGGTTACGACGAGGTGGAGCGCGTGCGCGACAGGTTCTCGCAGGAGACCCTGACAGCGTCAGCGGCCTTCGGCGAAGACCCCACGGGAGTGTGGAGGAATATCCGCGTGCTGGAGCGCCAGCACCGCGTGCTGGACAACCAGAAGCACTTCGTCGACATCACGAACGGTGACATGCGGCCTATCCCTCACGACTGGGACAGGAACCGCATCGCCTCTGTGCTTGAGAAGATGGGTAACCAGATCGCAGTGACGAAGAAGCTGGTCAAGCGCATCCGCTGGACGGTCACCGCCGGCTCGCTGGTGCTGCACGACGAGTGGTCGCCCTACAAGCACTTCACCGTGGTGCCGTACTTCCCGACGTTCCGCTACGGCACGACAGTGGGTGTGGTCGAGCACCTCATCGGCTCTCAGGAGCTGTTGAACAAGACGCTCAGCCAAGAGCTGCATGTCATCAACACCTCTGCGAACAGCGGCTGGATCGTGAAGGCCGGTGCGCTGGTGAACATGAGTATCGAGGAGCTGGAGCAGAAGGGTGCTACCACGGGCCTCGTGCTGGAGGTCGACGACCCCGCAGCAGTGGCGAAGATTCAGCCGAACCAAGTGCCTACCGGTCTGGATCGGGTCAGCTACAAGGCTGAGGAGCACATCAAGACGATCTCTGGTGTGTCGGACAGCATGCAGGGCTTTGACCGCGAGGATGTGGCTGCGAAGGCTATCGCCTACAAGCAGCAGCGCGGTAGCGTGAACTTCACCAAGGTGTTGGACAACCTAGAGCGCACGGACTGGCTGTTGGCGAGGAACGTGCTGGACCTCGTGCAGCAGTACTACACCGAGGAGCGGTTAATCAACATTACCCACGACGACCCGACGCGTGAGGCTGAGACCATCGCAGTGAACCAGATGGACCCCATGACTGGGCATATCAGCAACGACCTGACCATCGGTGAGTATGACATCGTCATCACTAGCCAGCCGTACCGCGCCACACTCGAAGACTCTCAGTTCGAGCAGGCGAAGGCACTCCGTGAGATCGGCGTGCAGATTCCGGACGCAGTGCTTATCGAGAACAGCCGCTTGATGCGCAAGGCTGAGATCGTGAAGCAGATGGCAGGGGATCAGGAGTCTCCGGAGGCTCAGAAGCGTAAGGAGCTGGAGCTGCGTGCTCATGAGGCCGAGGTGATGAACCTTGAGGCCGAGGCCCAGAAGAAGCAGGCGGACACCCAGCTCTCCATGGCTCGCGCTCAGAAAGAGGCGAGTGAGAACGGTGGTCAGGACTTCGAGGCTCAGAAGGCCCAACGTGAGCTTGAGCTTCAGCAGTGGAAGCTGGAGCAGGAGTTCGCTCTGAAGCGTGAGCAGATGGAGCGGGAGTTCCAGCTCAAGCAGGCGCAGCTGGCTCAGGAGCTTGAGCTGGAGCGTGAGAAGAACGCCCAGAAGATGGAGATTGACCAGCAGAAGGCGGCTCAGGAGCAGGAGTTACGCGCTCGCGACCAGCAGGTCAAGGAAGAACAGATGCGCCAGCAGGCGTTGCAGGATCGCGTAAAGGCCGCACGCGAGAATCAAGCGGCCACCCAGACCCCCAACCCCAAGGAGTAATAAATGACAGGCGAAGCTGAAGTACTGGATCGTGGTGATGAATTGACCCCGGAGGTGAATACTCCGGAACCGGCACCCGCGCCAGAATCGGCACCGGAACCCGCGCCAGAACCGGCACCGAAGGCAGAAGACAAGCCCCGTGACGAGGACGGAAAGTTCATCCCCAAAGGGGTGTTCGACAACCGTCTGCGTAGTGAACGCGAGGCTCGCGAGGCGGCTGAGCGTCGTGCTCAGGAGCTGGAGGCACGCCTTGGTCAAGTTTCACGTAACGAAGATGTTCAGAAGATCGAGCAGCTTATCGTCGCGGCTGAGAAGATGCACGCCAAGCTGCTGCTGGACGGAGAGCACGAGAAAGCAGCGGAAACCATGCGGGACATCCGCCTTATGGAGCGTCAGGTGGCTATTCAGCAGGCTAGCCACATGTCCACTCAGGCGAAGGATCAGGCCCGTGAGGAGATTCGCATGGAGCTCGCCATCGAGCGGCTGGAGGCGTCTCACCCTGAGCTGAACCCGCAGCATGAGTCGTACAACCAAGAGCTGGTGGACGACGTTATCGGCTGGCAGCAGGTGCTCATTCAACGGAACCGTCTTTCGCCGTCTGTTGCGCTCGCGAAAGCAGTCGAGAAGGTAATGTCGAAGGGCGCTCCGGTTCCGGAAGGCCCGAAGGCAGGGCTGGCCGCAGCCTCGCGCAAGGACGACCAGATCACGAAGAACCTTGCCACGGACAAGGCTCAGCCTCCCAGCATGAAGGATGCAGGGATGGACAGTGACAAGACCGGGGTAACGGGTGTGCCTCGTATTTCAGACCTGACGCCTGAGCAGTACGATGCTCTTCCTGAGAGCACGAAGGCGAAACTTAGAGGAGACGTGCTGTGAACGCACCTTCCTTAACCATCGCGGACCTACACAACAAGATTGTGAAGTCTACGTACACGATTCTCCCTGACACTACCACCACGATTTGTCAACTTACACTGCAGAACGGCTACACCGTCATTGGTAAGTCAGCCTGCGTGTGCGCTGAGAACTTCAACGTGGCGGTAGGGGAGAAGTATGCCTTCGAGGACGCAGTGAACCAGATGTGGTCTTTGGAAGGGTATTTATTGAAGCAGCGTCTTTATGAGGAGAATAAGCATGGCTAAAAATAAAAAGCCGCCGAAACCTCCGAAGTGTTGACACTCTGAAACTCTCTGATAGAATCAGAAGTAATGTGGTGGTCCCGCACGTATACGGGACTCTTCGAATGACTACGTCGATACAGTAGTCA